GACTATATTACTTGGGGGCTTGATTTTAATTACAATCCCACTATCGATCCTGGACCCATTACAGAATGGATCTATCGCACCCAGTACAATGACGAGTCAAGAGTGCAGGTACTTAGAGCCTGGCTACGTTCCTGCCTTGTCGGACATGGAAACGAAATTCAACGCTTTCTTGAAATTGTTGGGCCAGGAGGAAGAGGTAAATCAACCTTCGCCAATCTGTGTTGTGCCATGGTCGGTGCCGGTAACTACGCCAGTACTTCTCTGAATCAGTTAGAACAATCTCGTTTTGAGCTGTCCTCTATTAAAGATAAACGTCTAACTTTAATTAACGACTCTGAACGTTACGGTGGTTCTGCTCAGGTCTTTAAAGCAATGACCGGCGGTGATAATCTCCGTTATGAAGAGAAGATGAAAAATATTGGTGAGCCTTTTGTTTACACCGGCATGGTTATGGTTGCTGCTAACGAACCAATTCAAACCACCGATAACACTTCTGGTTTAACTCGTCGGCGTTTAACAATTGAGTTCAATAGAAAACTTTATAGTAAGAACTCAGAAGCTAAAGATATGATCAAAATTGATAAAGGTCGTATCACAGGTGTATGGAAAGACTATTTACCAGGTCTTGTTAACTGGGTTCTACAAATGTCTGACACTGAAATGCGTCAGTACTTACTTGATACCTATGAACTTGCTCCTTCTTTACAGAAAGTACGCAACAATATTATGGTTAATAGTAATAACTTGATTGAATGGATGCAATCAGAAGTTGTTATTGACCTTGATAATGTTGTCTCTGTTGGTAAGAAAATTCCTAATACTGATAAAGAGGTATCACAACGATACTACAACAGTAACTTCCATCTTTATCCAAGCTACTGTGAGTACTGCGAAGCAACAGGTTCAAAACCAGTTGGACAGAAACGTTTTATCTCTTTGTTATTAGATTGTTGTAAGAGTCAACTTAACTTGAATGATATATTCTCATTCACAAAGAATGGTAAGCCGTTGATTAAAGGATTAGCAATTCGTAACTCTGATAATCAATACAGAGATTACGATACTATCCTGCCAGAAGGAAAACCTAAGGGGTAAACTATGGATGTCTACGAAAATGAAGATGGATCCTTTGTTATTGACTGGGATCCATTAAATAAATTTGAATCTCAGTTTAATAACTGGACTGAAAAAGACTTCATTAAAGCAATTACTGATGCTCTTCAGGCTTTTGAAGAATTTGAGCAAGAGGATCTTTCTTCCCCTGAAGAATAGCTACTGCTCTTTTATAATAAAAATTATCTGTTTTACCAACGGATTCCATGTGATCTTTAATCTTTTGCCAAGATTCATTACTAACTGAATCCATTAAAATAACCACGTACTTCTTATGTTAAAAGAAATACATGGTTATTTTTTGTATTAGATGTTATAAATCTATTAAGGTTTACTCTGCTGCTGGTGGTTCATCAGCGGGTAGTGGTTCGTTGCCTTCGGCTAGCCATTCAAGGTATTGTCGGTAGTCGCTGTTATCTGGATCCATCGGGAAATAACTTTTCCTTGTACTGTTTGGGTGCAGATAACAAACCCCTGTGTTTTCGTAGTCAAAACCGTATTTGAAAAGTTTGTAAGTCATGGTCAAAGCTCCGCTTGTGCTGCAATGAAGGCAGTATCGCCAGTATTGGTGCCAGTAGTGTCACTTGTTCTGATCCAGCAAGGAAAATTACTCCCTGCAGTGTTTACACCTGAGGTAAACTCAAACTCAACTTGATTGATATTTTGGGAAGCACCAAATGTTGGCGCATTGCAAATGTCGTTGGTATCAGCCCTAAAAATTTGAAAGCTTCCTGAGTCGCCGTCGGTTACTAATGTAGGTTCACCTCTCATGGTTTGCTTTAAATCAACGACGCAAAAAACACGGGTTGCTGTATAATACGCTCCAAGCGCAACTGTTGATGAAGGTCTGTTAAGAGGAGTAATTATTTGATAATACCTTTGACACTTAGCCAAGGTCTGAGAATAGAGTTCGTGTTCAAAGGGGGTAGGCTTGGAACCTACTTCTAGTTGGACGCCGGTCAACGAAAAGTTATCGCTTGCAGCACTGCCAACACCTATATTGTTGGCGTTACGCGCTGTATTGTCGTTCGCAACCCAAGTACTGCTATGAGAACCGCCTGTAAAGTCAGGCCCACTATTTAACCACCATTGCAGCATCAAACCTCTGCCGGTATCGTTGCTTATAACTCCAGCAGTGTCTGCAGGAATATTGATTACTTTTTTCTCCCAAGTGTCTGCAGCATTGATTGTGTAAGATGTTGTGAACATTCTACTTGAATTATCAGGCTGGTTAATCTCAAAACTAGCAGTGCCAGTTTTGTTTGATTTTACCCAGAAAGACAGAGTTAAGGCTTGCGCTGTAGATTCACCATAATTAAGATGCTGTAAATTTTGTCCTTCAATGTATTGAATAATTCTGACATTATCCGTCCCACCTGGAGACGTATCGGGCGTGGTACAAACCAACTCAAGAGACGACCGAAATTTTTCATACGCGCCTGCTTCCCAAGTATCACCAAAACCTCCCGTTCTTTGATTTACAGTCCAGACTCCAAATTGAAAGACGTTTGTAACAAACCTATCACAAGCCAAATAATTGGCGCTATTTACACCAGTGGTGGATGTAGTGCGCTGGCTGACAGCCATCTCGCCATTTATGATGAGGTTTCTGTTACTCAGCGGACCAGCAGTAGGCAGCTGCTGACCGTCAATCGTGACGTGACCGTCAACATCAATAGACACCCCGCCATCAGTTGTGGAGGTGTTTTCAATTCGGTTTACTTTGATTGTGCTCATGAGACTGCTGCTCCGTTTTGTGGGGTCCAGGTGGTGTCGTCAGTTAGGTACTGAATAATGCCGCGAATAGAAACATCTCTAGCGACAGTCCCAACCACATTGAAACAGCGGAAAGTCATGCGGGTCTCTTCAGGGCTAGTTTCCAAATAAATACTCCCCCACCATTGACTGTTGTTTGTGCGTCCGGCGCTTTGTGCAAATAGCGAAGGAAGCGATTGGTTTAAGGCATCATCAATCGGATAAGGCAAGCCACTGATTTGCAATTGGTCTGCTTCAGCAGAGTTACCCGTTGCATCAGAGCTGGCTAAGTTAATAAACAACGAAACAGTATTTCCAATACGTGACCAGGAGTTGCTGAAATTCGTGATCCCAGTACCCATGTTCACGCCAGCAACAAAAGCGGGAGTCCAAGTGCCCTGCTGATAACCTGCAATTAAAGCTGAACCTGAAGATCCTCCAGTTCCAGTTGCACTTGTTTCAACATCACCACTTGCATCTGCAACAAGAATCTCACCAGCAATTGCTGGAATGGTCACACTAAGATCAGATCCACAAGAAGCGGGAACGTCCAGTTCAATCGAACCGTTTGTTGCTCCTGGTAACTTAATGCTCATGCTTCACCTCCTGGTTTAACGGGCCAATCTGGATTTGCTGGGTCCGTTGTATTTGCTGGTAAATCCCTTAATGCTTGACGATAATCCATCCACACTTGAGGAAGCTGAATACCAAGACCATCAATTGATGCATCCAGGGCTTTCATAGAAACCCAGTCGGTTTCAGCTAATAAACGGTTACGCTTTTGACGTAGTTCTTTCCAAGGTTGCTCCGCTTCTAGGCGTGCAATCTCAGCTTGGATCTCTGCTTCAGTTGGTTGCGTGATGTCGAGGCTTTGCCATTTGGAAACAACATCGCCAACAGTCACAAATTTTGCATCTGGGCATAAAGATAGAATTGCTTGTGCGACGCTAATCATCCTGCCACCTCCATTACTGTAATGTAAGAAGTTGCATTATCAGTTGTACCATTCTCTTGTGTTTCAATAAAAGCATTATTATTAGCACTGTTCACTGCCATTTGTGTTTTATATGTAACTTGGCTTGTTGTTGTTGGGCTATCAAGATAAGTAACGCTGTACACACCTCTTGTATCTGCGGTTGTTATACCTGTAGAGCCATATCCGAAAAGAAAACCACCGCCTGTGGTTTTTGGAATACCAGTAATTTGAGTGGAATCTCTTAGCAAAATAATTGAGCCATAAGCACTAGTTCCATCTCTCGCTGTTCTGTAGGGTTGGCTGACAAAAACAAGTATTTTATTAGTTGCGCTAGACGGCGTAATATTTACTGATAAACCAGTGTCCGTCATAGTTGCTGTAGTATTTGCCACTTCTGTGCTTGTTGAAGCGGTTACAACCTGCAAAATACTCCCAGCAGGCAAATTACCTGTCTCTACATTCAACCCTGTAATGTTACCTGTACCACCATCTAATGTTAATGACATAACTTACCTCAAACAACGACCCATGTTGATGTAGCTGGAATTGTTACAGTGACTCCTGCATCAATTGTAATAGGTCCAGCGCTCATTGCATTACGATTCGCTGGAATCGTATAATC